GTGCCGACTCCGAGTGTGGAGCGTAATTCACTTACTGTCGTGAGAGCCATCTTGTTTCCTTTCTAAAGACTCTGGGGAGTAGAGGGCTACTACTCCCCAGAGCGACTTAGTGTGTTTCTATCAGGTTAAGTTAAACCAGTTTGCGCCAGCCGCTAACTTAGTAGCTAGTGCTCCCTGACCGAACAGTAGAATGTCCACAGTTCCGTCTGAGTTAACATTAGTGCGAAGCTGCTGACGAGCACCCTCGTACCATGTGTAAGCATCTGGGTTAATAACAGCCATTGAATAATCTGCTGTTCCTACTCCACCAGAACCCTTCATGTAACGAGATACACGAAGATCAAGACCTGCAACATTACCGCGCAGGCTTGTTGGTGAAAGTGCTCCTGCATTATTTTGAGGATTTGCAGCGATGTAAATTGGTCGACCAGCATCATTGTATGACATGATGTTAGCCCACTGCTCTGGTGTGACAACCATGTTGCGAGCAAAACCAAGTGAAGCAGAATAAACTGCTGCTGCTGCGCTTGAAACATAACTTAGCAAACCTGTTGCTGAGTTAGCCTGTGCTGTTGCGTTAAGAGTACCTGCGCCCTGAATAGCAGTTGTTACAAATTCTTCAGTATCTTTTGCGTAAGCGTATTCCATCTGGACAAGAAGCTCATCTAGAAATGCAGGTGTTGAATTTGTTAGGAGTTCTAGAGTTGTGATCGCACGACCCTTAAATGATTTCTTTGTGACTGTGATAAATGATGCTTCAAGTTGTGAATCTGTAACTGCACCATTTTCATCGATCTGATCGACTAGAGGCACTTCAGTAATCTTAGGCAACTCAAATGTTTTTCCAAATTCTGGCATTGTTCCGCGAGAAACTGAATCAATCATTGGGCGATCTGCGTTAGACAAGAAGTTAAGTAGTTGTGTGCTTTGTGGTGTTGGGATAAATCCTGCACCTGTTGTCTGATCGTTGTCAGCAGCGCGTAGCCATTGACGAGATTCATCATCACCAAAGAGGTTAGCCTTTAGTGTGTTCTCCAAGTAGTTACGCTTTGTGATTTCGATTCTTGGAGATGTGTAGTACATCGCTGTTACAGTAGGGCGAGCAGCCTCGACAGGTGCTGCCTCTACTGCAGGTGTTGCTTCGACTGCTGAAGTGGTATCTTCCACGGCTGTCTCGCTTTCTGTAGTTGGGTTTTCTTCAACAGGGGTAACTTCCTCTGCTGCGATCTCTAGCACCTGAGCCGACTTAAAGGCTGGCTCTGTTACGAGAGAAACTTCTTTTAACTTTGCCGCTGTTACGACTGTGTATCCGTTGCGTGATGGCTTAGATGCGAGGATCTCTGCGCCTATGCTTAAACCTGAAACCAAATTTTCGCTTGCCATGATAAGGGCATCTGTGCCAGCCTGTGAACGGCTTAGCTTGAAGGTTGCATAAATGCCATCTTCTTTTTGTTCAGCTGAAATCATGCGACCAACAGGCTTTTTCATGTCGTGCTGTGATAGTAGCTTGATCTTTGTTGGGTCTGCGATCTCAATAGATCCTGCCTCAAAAGTATAAGATCCAAGATTGGTGCTGCCAATTTCATCATTACCAAAGGGCACTATCTTGCCCGTAATTTCGCGCTTTTCTTCGTTGCACTCAATCATTGTGGCTTCGATGTATAAGTTTTCCATTAGCCTTCGCTTCCATTAGGTGTTAGATCTTCCATCTGCATAGCTTGTTCGATTGTAATTAAACCAAGTGAGAGCATCTTTTCTATAACTAGCAATCGCTCCATAGGTTCAACGCGCAAGAATGTAGAATCTAAATCGAACTTTACATAGTGACCAGCAGTAGATATATCATCCATGCTCAAACGCTGCTCGATTGCAGAGATGTATGGCTGGAACGCTAGTGCTACTAATTGTTTTCTTTCATCTATAATGTTTGCGTATGTCATAGATGTGTTGAGGTCTGCTGACAAGTAGTAAGCAGGGATGCCGCACAATCGACTAATCTCAGTTGCAAGATTCTGGATTGCCTCGTTGTACATCATGTCTTTAGGACTAAAGCCAATATTCTGCGCCTCAAGAGTTGAGGTCAAATATGCAGTTGAACGATTCTGACGAGCGGACTTCCATGAAGCCAGTAAGCCTTGAACTTCCGCAGGTGGGAGATCTGCTCCTGTATTTTTTAGCACTGTAGTAGCCATCGGAGTTTGAGCAGCTACAGCAGCAGCCTTCTGGATGTCGATAGCTGCTTGAATTGTTCTTGCACCTGTTGTAAGTACGCCTTCGTTAAATGCTTGGAATGTAACTAGAGATCCAAGACCAGACATCGGACGAGGTGAACCATCAACATAGTATTGAGTCACAACAGTGTTAGTTACATTAAGATCAAAAGTGATACGAGTATTTGCTACCCACTCAAAAGATGCAGGACGATTATCTTCTTGATAAGTCTCGGTAACTTCCAGAAAGGCTTGCCCAAAGAATAGAAGGCTATCGACCAAATAGCTGACAGTTACGAACTGAGGCTGTGACTTAGATAATTGATGAACCCATCGAGGTGCTGCAATACTTTCGCCTGTAGACTTTTTCTTATACTCTAACGGAATAGATCCGACTGTGCAGAGAAGATCGCGGCATCGTTTAATAGCAGGGACAGCCATAGCATCTCGTCTACCAATAACAGGGAATGTAAAGTTGTAGATTGAGTTAATGCCATCGCCCATAATCTTAGGCGCGAGCTGTGCCTCTAATATTTCTGGCTTACGCGAAAAGATACCCATAGACAGAAATTGTAGCATTTGTCAAGCAATTAGACAATGTGATAGGGCGTGTCTAAGTATATATCTGTGGCTTAGGTGCAGGGATCATTAACTTGCTTACTACCATTGCCAAGCCAATAGGTGCTGATATATCTCCAGCACTCTTTCGCTTGATGATGCGCCACGCCGAATCATTGACCTTAGCTGCGCAGTTATTCATCTGCTGGATCAATTCCGCTTGCCCGTTATGAACTACGCGAGCATTGACTAAACCTTCTAATAGATCTCCACATGCTTTGTAGAACTGTTGCCCCGAAACATCCTCGACCATAACTCCAGCATTAGCCAAGCGATCTGCAATCGTTTGAGTGGCGTACTTGTCATAGCAGACTAGGCGTGGCTTATAAATGTCGCACCATGCCTTTATACTTGCTGCCATCTTTAGCTCATCGATGGCAACCTGAGAGCTGTAAGTCTCTAGGATTCCAATGCCAATCCTCCCATCTGGGAGAAGTTGTCCTGCGACCAATGATCCGTTCCTGCGTGAAGGACTGACATCGAAACCAAATATAGTATAAGCCCCAGCAGCCATTTCTAGTGTGCTATCGGATGTGTCCTCTAGAACTCCATGAGGCCACGGACTGCTTAGCGAATCGATCCATTGGCAAAGAGTTTCAGTACGCGTGTTTTCAATCGGTGAAGTAGCAATCGCCTCTTCAATCGCTTCCTCTGTAATGGTGTATCCCATAGCTGGGTTAGCCAAAGCCCATGCATTTCTATCGTCTATCTTGCAATACTGAGGGGCTGAATATTCGTAGAACCCGAATGACTTAGGTGGGTAGTCGATAGCTCGTTCCCGTAAGTCATTAAGGACTGTACTAAAGGCATCTCCAGCATTTGAGGTAAAAAGCGCCTGAGAGTTTGGACGAGCTCTAGTTGTTGGAGTAGCTGCTCGGTATCCGTCCTCAGTGACTTCTCTGAGCTCATCGATGTAGAGAAAGTCTGCTGATCTTCCGCGAGAGCCGTCTCTAGTTGCTGCAACAACATCGAGCCTTGTTCCATCCAGCATCTCAATAGACTCTGTGCCGTTGGCATATCTGATTTGTTTAACGAATCCTTTGAGGTGGTCATTACTCTCCAATGCGTGAGCTACTTGTCTAAAGGTCTCTAATGCCATTCCTCTATTTGAGGACATAATAAGGATGTTCTTGGAGTCCCATTTTAGAAGATGCGCGAGGATCAACATGCGCGCCAAAAATGTCTTTCCATTTTGTCTCGATATCAACAGAAGGCAACTTTTACGAACCCACATGCCTTTCTTGTCCACAGTCAACATATCCTTAAGCACGAACTCTTGGAATGGTAACAATTCCTCGCCTAGGATTTTGCATAGGTCTAAAACATCTTGGAGTTTATTTTCGCCCTTGAGAAGTGGACTGTGAAGCCTCGGCTTCGTTGCCCCTCGTAGCTTCTGTTTTCTTTTTGGTTTATCTGTCATCAAATTGTTTTGGGTCGGGTCTTAAACGGACTGTCCAGCATCGGTTCGGACTGCATCGGGGAGATATTGCTTGA